TAGAGCGCTTTTTCCCGAAAAAGGACGACCTGCGAAAGCTTGGCTGGGCTCAATAAAGTAATGATCGCAAGGGGTGGGGACCATGGAGAGTGAAGGACGGCGACAACTCAATCTTCAGGCGGTGCGGCGGCGTCAGCTTGGCTATCGCGGAACACAGGTCATGGCGCTGGTAACGGATGCCATCGATCGCGGGGTGGGAATGCCGAGCTACAGCATGATCTGCGACCAGCTCGACATCAGCGACAAGTCGACGGTGCGGCGGATCGTGGCGCGGCTTGAGCGTAGGGGGCTGGTAACGAGATCAGGGCAGGGCCGAGAGCATCGCATTGGAGTGGTGGCATAACGGCCCACCTTCCACGCCCAAGCGCTGGCTTATGCGAATGCCATGCCTGGGGGACGTCCATCCGAGTTCAAGCCTGAGTACGCCAGCCAAGCTGCAAAGCTGGCGGCGCTTGGCGCGACCGATCAGGAAGTGGCCGATTTCTTCGAGGTCGACGTTCGCACGATCTATCGCTGGAAGCATGATCACGACGAATTTTGTCAGTCCCTAAAAGTCGGCAAGGATGTTGCTGACAGCAGGGTTGAGCGAAGCCTCTACCAGCGCGCCATTGGATATGAGCAGGAAGAGGTCAAAATCTTCATGCCCGCCAACGCGGCCAACCCGATTTACGCGCCCTTCCGTGCCAAGATCGCACCCGACACTACGGCAGCCATCTTCTGGCTGAAGAACCGCCGCTCTGCCGAATGGCGCGATAAGACTGAGACCGAGCACAGCGGCTCCGTCAGCGTCATCGAAGTGCCTGCTCCGAAGACGGTGCTCGACGAGTGACCGCCGTGCGCATCGACTATCAGCCGCGCGAGGTGTTTGAGCCGTTCCACGCTCGGGCTCAGCGCTGGGCCGCACTGGTCTGCCACCGCCGCGCCGGCAAGACCGTGGCCTGTGTTGGTGAACTCGTCATTCGGGCGGTTCGGACTGGCAAGGAAAACGCCCGCTATGCCTACATCGCGCCGTTCTACAGTCAGGCGAAGTCGGTTGCCTGGGACTATCTCAAGCGCATCGTCGCCCCGCTTGGGGCCGAGGTCCGTGAGAGCGAGCTTAGCGTCAAGCTTCCGCACAACGGCGCTCTCATTCGTCTCTACGGTGCAGATAACCCCGATGCCCTGCGCGGGATCTACCTCGATGGCGTAGTTCTCGACGAATATGCCGACACCAAGCCTTCACTGTGGGGTGCGGTGCTGCGTCCGCTGCTTGCCGATCGCTGTGGCTGGGCTGTGTTCATCGGCACGCCGAAGGGCCGCAACGCCTTCTTCGACATTGTCGACCACTCGCGCCGCAGCGAGGATTGGTTCGACCTGACCCTCAAGGCCTCGACCAGCGGTCTGCTGCGCCTGTCAGAGCTTGAAGACGCCAAGCGCACTATGAGCGAGGACCAGTATAACGCTGAGTTCGAGTGCTCGTTCGATGCGGCGATCGTCGGGGCCTACTGGGGCAAGGAGCTTCGCGTTGCGCTCGAGAACGACCGCATCTGCGACGTGCCTTATGATCCGGCTGTTCCGGTCGAGACGGCTTGGGACATTGGCCGCTCGGACTCGACCGCAATCTGGTTCTACCAGCGGGTCCGCGGTGAAAAGCACTTCATCGACCATTACGAGACCAACGGTGAGGACATCGCCCACTACGCCGACGTTCTCAATTCCAAACCTTACAAATACTCCGATCACTGGCTCCCGCATGATGCCCGCGCCAAGACGCTGGCGAGCAACGGCAAGAGCGTCGTCGAGCAGCTGTTCGCGCTGGGGATCAAGGGCAAGATCGTCCCCAGCCTGTCGCGTCAGGACGGCATTCAAGCGGCACGCATGGTCCTGCCGGTGTGCTGGTTCGACCGCGAGAAGTGCCAGGACGGCCTAGAGCACCTGCGCCAATACAAGCGGCAGTGGGATGAAGACCGAAAGATGTTCGGTCCTGACCCGGCCAAGAGCCCACACAACCACAGCGCCGACGCCTTCCGCTACGCTGCCATTTCCATGCGCGACGGTGACGCCCGTCCGGCGAAGCCAGCCAAGCCGCGCTTCTTCAACGACGTGAGCCTCGATGAGCTGTGGGCGAAGACCCCGCGAGCAGGGGGAAGTCGGCTGTGAGCCTGCTCTGCCGCTTTGGTCTGCACAAATGGGCGCGTCCGGTCGGTCGCATCACCATCCTCGCGAGCAATGCGTGGGTGCGGCTCTCCTACGTCTCTACCTGCAAGCGCTGTGGGCGCTCTGAAGAACGGACCATCAGCGCATGACCCACACCCGCGGCTCCCTGCTCAAGATTATCGCTGCCTACGATCGCGAAGTGCTCAAGTGGCACAATCGCGGTGACCGCATCGTCAAGCGCTATCGTGACGAGCGCACGGAAAGCCTCGCCCGCCGCTTCAACGTGCTGTGGTCGAACGTCGAGACGCTGAAGCCCTTCCTCTACAGCGCCACGCCCAAACCGATCGTGAACCAGCGCGGCGACCAAGCCGATGTCGTGTCGCGTGTCGCGGCCATGGTGCTCGAGAAGGCCCTCGTCTTCACCGTCAACGAGAACCACTTCGGATCTTCGCTCCGCAACGCTCGCGACGACTATCTCCTGCCCGGTCGTGGCACGGTGTGGGCGCGCTACGTTCCCGAGTTCAAGCCTGCCGAGCCACAGGTCAGCGAGAGCAACGCCGACGATCAACCCGGCACCGCGGGGATCGGCGACACGACGGAGGTGGTCGCCTTCGAGAGCGCGGTCATCGACTACGTTCATTGGAAGGACTTCGGTCACGACCTCGCCCGGACGTGGGAAGAGGTCGACGTGGTCTGGCGCACGGTCGCCATGAACCGCGAGGCGCTGATTGCCCGGTTCGGCGAGGAGACCGCCAAGGGCATCGCGCTCGACGTGAAGGCTGACAACCAGTCTGAGCGCACGGCAGAGGACGCTGGCGACAAGGCGTTGATCTACGAGTTGTGGATCAAGTCGGAGAAGCGCGCGGTGTGGCTCGCCAAGAGCGGTGACCAGCTGCTCGACGACAAGCCCGACCCGCTCAAGCTCGACCACTTCTTCCCGTGTCCGCGTCCGGTCTATGCGACCATGACGACTGACAAGCTGATCCCGGTGCCTGACTATGCGCAGTATCAGGACCAGGCGCAGGAGCTCGACGACCTCACAGGCCGGATCGCGCTGCTCACCAAGGCGATCAAGGCAACGGGCGTCTATGATGCGAGCGTGCCGGCGCTCAAGCAGCTGCTCGACGACGGCCACGACAATACGCTGATCCCGGTCGAGAACTGGGCTTCTCTGTCGGAGCGCGGTGGGCTGCAGGGCGCGATCGAACTGCTGCCGATGAAGGAAGTGGCCGAGACGCTGCTGTCCCTCTACGAGGCGCGCGACCATGTGAAGGCGGACCTCTACGAGGTCAGCGGCATGTCGGACATCATCCGGGGCAACACCGCTCCGGAAGAGACCGCGACAGCCCAGCGGATCAAGTCGAACTTCGCCACCCGCCGCCTTGAGGAGCGGCAGAGCGAGGTCGAGCGCTTCGCCCGCAATGCGATCGACCTGCTCGGCAACATCATCGCCGTGCACTTCAGCCCCGAGACGCTGATCAGCATGACGGGCATGAAGCTGCTGCCAAGCCAGGCGATGAAGCAGGCGCTGCAGCAGGCCGCCCAAGCTGCACAGACCCCGCCGCAGCCCAACATGCCCCCGCCGCAGATCGACCCCAACCTGCAGGCGATGCTGGCCAAGCCCGAGGTGCAGTCAGCGCTCGATCAGCCGACGTGGGAAGAAGTGATTGCCCTCCTTCGGAACGAGCCCAAGCGCCGCTTCTCGATCGACATCGAGACCGACACCATGGTCGCGTCGGACGATGCCGAGAACCAGCAGCAGACGACGCAGTTCGTCCAGGGCCTGACCGGTTTGCTGGAGCAGTGCGGGCAACTGGCGCAGGGCGATCCCACGGCGCTGCCCTTCCTTGCCGAGCTGGTGAAGTTCTCCGTCCGCAAGTTCCGCGTCGGTCGCGACCTGATGCAGAGCTTGGACGAGTATCTGGACAAGAAGCAGAAGCAGGCCGCGCAGCCGCAGCCGCCCAAGCCTGACCCGGCCATGGCGAAGGTGCAAGCCGATGCCGCCGCCAAGGACAAACAGCAGCAAATCGATGCACAGGCTGATGAGCGCGAGGCGCAGCTCAAGGACCAGCAGCATCAACGTGAGCTGGCCCAAGAGGCGCAGCTGGAAGCAATGAAGGCCCACTTCGCCGCTCAGGCGCAGGCTGACCATGCCGCCCGAGACCAGCAGACGGAGATGATGAAGTCCGCGCTTGAGGCGCACGCTCAGCACCAGAACACGGTCATGCAAGATGCCTTTGAGCGCTGGAAAGCCGAGCTTCAGGCGCGGACACAAGTTGAAGTCGCTGAGATCAGCGCAGGCGCGACCGTCGACACCGCGCAGATCGCTGCGGCCAATCAAGCAACTGAGAGCGGCGAGGGCGACGAGTAATGCCGCTCTACGACGCCTGTTGCTCGCTGTGCGGGTCGGTCGAGGAGGTCTTCCGCAAGATGGATGACCGCCACAACCTTGGCCTGTGTGAGTGTGGGGGTGTCCGCTATCAGGCGTTCACTCCCCCTCGCGCCATGAGCGACATCGAGGGCTACGTCAGCCCGATCGATGGCAAGTGGGTCGGCAGCCGGTCTGAGCACCGCGACCACATGAAGCGCCACGGCGTCATCGAGCTCGGCAACGAGAAGCCCAAGCTCGGCAAGTTCCAGACCCACATCCCGCGCGAGAGCATCCGTGCGGAGATCAAGAACACCGTCGAAAGGATGAAGTCAGATGGCTCTTGGCGCGAACGCTGAAGAGGGCGAACGCTCGCTGCGCGATGACCTCGCCGCGAGCCTGAAGGAGATCGAGGAGCGGGAGGCCGCGTCAGCCACGCCAGACGATGACGGGGCGGAAGGTGCGCAAGTTCAGGCCGACGAACAGTCGACCGAGACGGAAGCCGATCGTGGCGACGGGCGTGATGCGCATGGCCGGTTCGTCAAAAAGGGCGAAGAAGCTGCCGATACTGACCAGCAGTCATCCGAAGCCAAACCCGACGATGCTCAGCAAGCGACATCCCCTGACGGAAAGGATGAAGGCCAAGCTCAGCAGCCCTCTGAAGATCAGCCCCCAAAAAGTTGGCGGGCTGATGAGGCGGCTGTTTGGAAGGATCTTCCGGCATCCGCGAAAGCTACCATTCTTCGCCGCGAACAGGAAGCTGCGAGGCTCGCCGGGGCAAACGACCAGGAGCGGATGTTCGGGCGTGAGGTCGCCGAGGTCTTTCGGCCTCATATGGAGGTCATCAACAGCTTCGGCGTGACGCCGCAGCACGCCTTGCGCGGCTTGCTCGACAATGACCGCATCCTTCGCTTCGGCTCACCTGAAGAGAAGCTGGCGAAGGCGCGTCAGTTGGTGACGGATTACGGTATCGACCTCAATCAGCTTGCGCAGTTCGCCGCGCAGCCCGTCGATCCGCAGGTTGCAGAGCTCCAGCGCGAAATTGATGCAATGCGGGCACAAATTGCCCCCACTCAAAGCAACAATTTTTCACCCTTGCCGCCGTCGGCGGAAGAAGCTACTATTCTCAGCGAAATTGAGGCGTTCCGAAGCGATCCGGCCCACCCTCACTTCGACGCGGTTCATGGCACCATGGGCCGACTGCTCGAAGCGGGAGCGGCCTCTGATCTAGAGAGCGCCTATCATGCAGCCGTGGCGATGGACCCGGCTTTGCGCTCCACGGTGGCCTACCAGGCGCCGCAGCGTCCCCAGGAAGACAAGACCGCAGCCGCTCGTCGAGCAGCAGCATCGGTCACCGCTTCTCCGGGCGCAACCGGACGAGCGACACCGGCGACACTGCGAGACGAGCTTCGTGAAGGACTGCGTTCAGCCGGCTTTTCGGTCTGATCGCACCGCTCAAGGATCTCTCTTATGGCACTGCTTAATCCCAGCGCGACGATGACCGAACTGGTCACCACCACGCTTCGTAATCGCTCCGGCGAACTTGCCGACAACGTCACCAAGAACAACGCTCTCCTCAAGAAACTCAAGGGCAAGAACCGCGTGAAGCCCGTCTCGGGCGGTCGCACGATCGTTCAGGAGATGGCGTTCGCCGAAAACGGCACCTTCAAGCGCTACAGCGGCTACGAGCCGGTGAACATCGCGCCGTCGGAAACCTTCACCGCCGCCGAGTTCAACTATGCTCAGGCGGCTTGCGCCGTGTCCATCAGCGGCCTCGAAATGCTGATGAACTCGGGCGGCGAAGCGGTTCTCGACCTGCTTGAGGAGCGCATCACCAATGCCGCGGCGACCCTGACCAACAACATCGCCCTCGACTGCTACAGCGACGGCACCGCGGACGGTGGGCGTCAGATCGGTGGCCTTCAGCTGCTGATCGCGACCAACCCGACCACGGGCGTTGTCGGCGGTATCGATCGTTCGACCAGCGTCGGCAGCTTCTTCCGTAACAAGAAGTTCTCGGGCGTCACCGACGGCGGCGCGGCGGTCTCGGCTGCCAACATCCAGGGTTACATGAACCAGCTGTTCCTGTCGTGCGTGCGCGGCTCGGATCAGCCCGACCTCATCGTCGCCGACAACAACTTCTACAACTTCTATTGGCAGTCGCTGCAGGCCATTCAGCGTTTTGGTCCGGACACGGACACGGCGTCGATCGGCTTCAACAGCCTGAAGTACAAGGGTGCGGACGTTGTGTACGACGGTGGCATCGGCGGCGGCGCTCCGGCGAACCGCATGTACATGCTCAACACCAACTACATCTTCTTCCGCCCCCACAAGGCCCGCAACTTCGTGCCGATCGGTGACGATCGCACGTCGGTGAACCAGGACGCGATGGTCAAGCTGCTCGGTTTCGCCGGCAACATGACCCTCAACAACGCCTCCCTCCAGGGCGTGCTGCTCGCTTAAGCCGAAAGGATCACGAACATGGCTTACATTTCCAACAGTGACGATCTCGGCTTCGTCGACCTCTACGCTTCGGATGCGGTCGGCCCCGGCCCGCTGAAGCTGGCGGGTTCGGCGATTGCCTACGGTCGCTTCGAGTATCCGGGTGCCGAGATCACCGGCGTTGACCCGGTCCTTGGTGGCGGGACGTTCGTCTTCGTCCAGGCGGCGGCGGCGATTGCTGCTGGTGACGTGGTCGAGCTGACGCAGACCGTCGTCAACTCGGGTGTGCGTTACGACGTGTCGGCTCAGAAGTGGGCTGGCGCGGCGAATACCGGCAAGCCGCTGGGCGTGGCGATGGCCGCGATCCCGGTGAACAACTGGGGCTGGGTGCAGGTGCAGGGTCTGGCGATTGCCACCGTGCAGGGCGCTCCGGCTGCCGGCAACCCGGCCTACTGGCAGGCCTCGGGCGTCGTCTCGCCGACTGCGGTCGCGTCGAAGGCGGTTCTGAATGCTCAGTTCGCCTCGGCGGTGAGCGCCACCGTCGGCACGGTAACGCTGACCAGCACGCAGGCTCTGCTGCTGCTCAACCGTCCGTGCGCTCAGGGTCCGATCACCTAAGATCGGGCTCTAGTCCGGGGTGCGGCTTCCCCTTCGCTGCACCCCGGACCCTCTTCTTGAAGGGCGGAAGGGTAGAACATGAGCGACGATTTCAATGTCGACTGGGACAGCCTGAAGAAGCGCCAGCTCGAGAACGGCGACACCATCGCCATGGGTTCGGACCGCGAGTTTGCCGCAGAGTTCACCATGGAGAAGGTGCCGAACTTCGACGGAACCGATTTTACCGAGGTGCCGCACCTTCGCTTGCAGGCTCCCGGCAACACCCGCTGCATCTATCATCAGCCGGTCCGCATGGAGAGCAGCCCGAACCGTCCGTCGGATCCTGAGCGCTTCCCGCGCGAGTGGGCGGCGTTCCAGGCCGGTCAGGGCGTCGAGGACGGCACGTCGATCTACAACTGGACCGAGCTTACCCCGAACGATGCTCGCCGCTTCGACCTCGCCGGGATCAAGACCGTCGAGCAGTTGGCGCATGTGTCGGACGTGAACCTGTCCGGTCTTGGCGTCGGTGCCATGGCCATCCGTGAGCGCGCTCGCCAGTACCTGTCGGGCAGCAGCGAGGCGAGCCTGCTTCGGCAGCAGCTTGGGGCTCAGGACGAGCAGATCGCGAAGCTGACCGACATCGTGAACAGCCTGCTTCAACAGCAGACCGCACCCGCCACCCCTCGTCAGAAGAAGGAAGCAGCATAATGGCCAAGTCGCTCAAGAACATCATGGGCGCGGGCATCGCGCCGCTTACCGCCCAAGCGCTTAACGGGTTTGCCATCGACGGTCTGACCGCCACTGGCAGCACGCAGGGCACCGCTCTGAACCTGTCGGCTGACGTGAACGTCGTCACCACGACCGCCGCGAGCACGGGCGTCCTGCTGCCTTCCAACCCGTCGCCGGGTGACGAGATCGTGGTCGCCAACCTCGGCGCCAACGCCCTGAACGTCTATCCGAACACGGGCGGCGCCATTCAGGCGCTGGCAGCGAACACGGCGTTCAGCCTGGCAGCCGGCAAGACCGCGAAGTTCGTTGCGCGCACCGGCTCGCTCAACTGGGTCGTGGTGCTGAGCGCCTAACGTGCGAACGGCGCTGCAGATCGCGTCGGACGCTTATGCCGAGCTGGGGCTTGGGACCGTCAGTCAGATCGTTGGTTCGACGGCGGCTGACGGTTCGCAGATCCTTGCCCTGCTCAACCGTGCCGGGAACGAGATCGCCAATCAGGAAGGTGGCTGGCCGGAACTGCGGGGCGAGCAGATCGTCACGCTGATTCCGGGTCAGCAGAGCTATCCCTTCCCGAGCGACCTGTTAGCCTATCGTCCTTCGACGGGGTGGGACCGCACGACCCACTGGCGCCTGCTCGGCCCCATGTCCGACCGCGAGTGGCAGCGCATCCGCTCAGGGATTGCGGTTGCCTCCCCTTATCAGCGCTATCGGATCTACGGCGGTCAGCTGCAGTTCGATCCTGTGCCGACGACCGCTGACACGATCGCCTTTGAGTATATCAGCAAGAATTGGTGCACGGCGGCGGACGGAACCCCGCAAGCCTGCTTTAAGGCCGACACCGACGTTCCGGTCATCGACGCTGACCTGATCCTGCTCAGCTTCAAGTGGCGCCTGCTTGCCGCTCGGGGCTTCAACTACACCGAAGAGAAGGCCGCGTTTGCCGAAGCGCTTGCCCGTCGCAAGGCGCAGAGCGAGAGCGCGCAGCCGCTGGCCCTCAATCGCCGCAACCCGCGTATCGGTGGCCTTGGCTTGCCGCCGATCCCCGATGGTAACTGGCCCGGACGATGAGAGCCCTGCGCGGCCCGGTCGCGCGCGACACCTCGATCATCGCGCCCATCGGCGGCTTGAACAGCCGTGACGCCATCGCGGCCATGCCCGCGACCGATGCCATCCTGCTCGAGAACTTCGTTCCCGGCACGACTGATGTCACGCTGCGCAACGGCTGCCGGTCGTGGGCAACCGGCCTGACCTCGCCGGTCGAGACGCTGCTGCCCTTCCGCTCGGGACTGGTGAACAAGCTGTTCGCGGTCGCGGGCGGCAAGGTGTTCGACGTGACCAACCAGGGCGCGGTCGGCGCTGCAGTCGTGATGGGGCTGACGAACAGCCGCCACCAGTATGTGAATTTTGGCACCGCGGGCGGGCAGTTCCTGCTGGCGGTCAATGGCGCCGATCCCATGATCCGCACCAACGGCACGACCTGGGACAATGCGACCGGAACGACCATCGCGCCCGCTGTCACCGGCTTCGACACCAGCAAGGCCATCTCGATCAACGCTTACGGGCAGCGCATCTGGCTTGTGGAGAAGGGCAGCTTCCGCGTCTGGTATCTCGGGCTTCAGTCGATCGGCGGCGCGGCGACCTCCTTGGACCTCTCGTCCCTGTTTCGTCAGGGCGGATCGCTCGCTGGCATGGCGACATGGACCGTCGCGTCGGACCAGAACACTCGGCAATATGCTGTGTTCTTCTCGACCGAGGGCGAGGTCATCATCTTTGAGGGCTATGACCCTGCCAGTGCGACAACGTGGGCGCTGGCGGGTCAGGCGCGGGTCGGCAAACCGATCAGCGGACGCTTTTGGACCCGTGTCGGGACCGAAGTCATCCTGATCACCGCCGACGGCTTCGTTCCGATGAGCCG